AACTGAAAATGAAATAACAGATATATTAAATAAACTAACTTAGGCACTATTTATTTAGTGCCTTTTTCTATACAAAATTTTAATTAAAAGTGAGGAATAAATATGTCAAAATTAATTAACAAAACTAGATTGGAACAGTTTGCAACTGCATTATGGACTAAAATAAAAAGAAGGTATGACAATGCTTTTGTTGATGCAGAAATACCAGAAACAGAAAAGAAAATAAAGTTTACAAAAGCAGATAACACAATAAAAGATGTAAGTCTAGAAAAATATGCAAGATTACAAGATAGAAATGCATTTGAGAAAGATGTTTCAGTAGATAACGTTGGAGTTGTAAACAATAGTCATATTGGAACTACTACAAGTGTTACAAGTATGAGGAGAGGGCTAGGTTTTAGACAATTAACTACAAGTGCTTTCGTTGACGGACATGTCGACCATATTAAAATCTACTTAGGGGATAGTGCAACTGGAAACGCAACTTTTAAAGTGTGGGCGATAACAAAAGGTGCGAATAATAGGACTCAAGATAGAGTTAATGCAGTTGCCTTCTCAGGGGATTTAAGCATTGAAACAGTTCAAGAAAATGGACAAGCAAAGAAGATAGTTAACATTCCAATAAATAAATCTTATGCAACAGAAACATACTTTATATTAAGGTCTACAACTCACGATATGCTTGTTGTTGACGGTATTGACCAAAAGTATCACAATGACGCCATTAATTTAGGTGATACAAATCAACCACAAGATACGGCTGGTTCTCAAATCAACTGGAGTTCAAATGCAGAAGGTGCTAACACAGCTATTATGTATCTATATGGTAGAGAAAGTATCGGGTCATTAGCAGAAAAATTAAAGCAAACTCAAGCAGATGGTTCTTTATATGTATTAAAATCTGAAACTGTAAATACTGGTGGCAGAGATAATGCAAATAGAGTTGTTAAGCTTGATTCTAATGGTAAACTAGACGCTACTATGTTACCAGCTATAGCTACTAATGAGTTTATAACTATTAGTTCAGCTTCATTTGATGAAAATTCACTAAACGGTAAAGAATATCAAAATGGAGATATTATATTTAATTCTACAACTCAAAAGAGATATTTATGTATAGATAGAGATAATACAACGTTCTTAAATAGATTTATTGAATTAAATTCAAAAGATGGATCTGTTGTATCTGTAAATGCTAGAAGTGGAGCAATAACATTAGATTTAGTTAGTGATTCGGCAGACAATAAGTTGAAGTTAAAAATTGCTGGTGATGGTGGAGATGAAGTGGTTAAAGAGATTGAAATGATTTCAGAAGATGAAATTACAAATATGATAAATACACTTCCTAATTAATTAAGAAAGGAGAAAGGTGCTTGAAAACCACCTTATTTATATATGACAAAATTAATTAATAAGAACAAGCTAAATACTTTTGCTACAAAACTTTGGGATAAGATAACTGCAAGTTTTGTAAGCAAAACATTACCCAATAATGTTATTGGAGAAACAATTTTCAAAGATGGTTATATTGAAGGTGGCATACTAAGTGCTTTCAATAATAAAAATACTCAAATGTTTGATGCAAATAATGGAGGGTGCTTCGGTATTCCTTCTACTTCTATTAGTGCTGGAATTAAAGTTGGTAAGATTGCTATAGCTGTTAGAGATGACTTAGCTGTTGGAAGTACAGTAAGCAATGTTGTTGCATTAGCTGTAAGAAGAAGTAATAATGAAGTAAAAGAATCTATTGTACAAAATGGGACAGCCACTGTATTTCAAAATCAATATTCTAATATTAATGCTAAAAAGATTGCATATATAAACATTAATAAAACATTTGATGAAGAAGTGTATTTTGTTGTCGGTTGTACTAACATGCTATGGAATACAGATACTCCACCGAATCGAGCAAATGTATATGGAAGTTCTACTATCCCTGCTATAGGTGCTGTATTAGATATTCAAAACTATCATTATTCAGGTAGAATAATAGTATTTTCAGAAAGAATGAGTTTTTCAGAAGTTATCAATATCAAAAATGATGGCGTAAGTAAAACAAAAAATAACACCTTAATTGGTAAAACAATTCTACAAGATGGATATATTGATGGAGAATTGTATTCATACAATAACCCTAACATTGCAGGACCGGCAAATGGTAATGGCGTATACTCTGGAACAAATAATAAGATTATACAAAGTAATCAAAATGTTACATCAATCATTATGGCTGTCAATAATGATTTTCCATTTGGTTCTACAGTAACTG